TTGTAACTGGTTTTGTAACTCATTTATCCCTTGATTTTACTGGATGTAACTAATGTAACTAATTTTGAGAATGTTCTTATTATATTATTTTTTATAATGTATATCAGTAAGAAGTAATAAAAATAATATATATATATATAATAGTATATAGTAAAAATTAGTTACATTAGTTACAAAAATGTCGGAAACCCAGTAAAATCAAGGGCTGAGAGTGTAACTGATTAGTGTAAAATGAGTTACAAACTGGTTACAATTAGTTACAAAACTAGTTACATCAGAAAATAAATGACATAATCTGAGTCAGAGTTGATATAAAAGCAGTCTGATTTGACTTGAATGTGAGTCAGGAAAGCTGATATTGTGTAGACTGTTCAATTAGACATGAAGCATATCCTTTTGTCATGGGGGTGTGCTTTTTACTTTGTCCGGGAATTATAGCTGTTTACTCCTTTACAGTTTCCCGGACTTTTCGATATACAAAATAACTCAAAGTGGGGTGGTGATGATTGAATGAGGAAGTGAGAGAAAAAGCATTTGAAGATTATAAGAATGGTGTGAAATATAAAGAAATAGCAGAAAAATATAAAGTTAGCCTTTCAACAGTAAAGTCCTGGGCGGTGCGATATTGGAAAAAAGAGGGTTGCGACCAGAAAACAAAAAAGTTGCAACCGAAAAAGAAAAAAGTTGCAACCAGAGGGGCACCAATAGGGAATAGGAATGCTGTAGGAAACAAAGGCGGTCCTTTAAAACCGGGGGATAAGATTGCTGAGAAGTATGGATTCTTCTCTAAGTATCTGCCGGATGAAACGAAAGAGATTTTTGACGCAATTGAACATGCAGATCCTCTTGACCTGTTGTGGCACCAGATACAGATTGCATATGCTGCCATTGTGAGAGCACAGCGGATAGCTTATGTTAAGGATCACCAAGATAGAACTATCAACAAGATTGGTGAGAAAGATGGTGAGACTGTATCAGAGGAACGTTGGGAAGTACAGGAAGCATGGGACAAGCAGAATAATTTCTTAAAGGCACAGGCAAGGGCGCAGGCTGAATTAAGCCGCATGATAAGGCAGTATGACGAAATGCTTCATGCAAACTGGGAACTGGCTACTGAAGAACAGAAGACAAGGATCCAGTCAATGAAAGCAAAAGCCCAACTGAATGATGTTGAAGAAACGGCAGATGATGGATTCCTGGAAGCATTAAATTCTTCTGCTACTGAGGATTGGAATGATGAAGAAACAGGTATTTAAGTTTCAGCCATTCTCAAAGAAACAACGCAAGGTATTGAATTGGTGGTGTGATAACTCACCTGTAAAAGATGCAGATGGAATAATTGCAGATGGTGCTATTAGATCAGGAAAGACAATATCAATGTGCTTATCATTTGTCATGTGGTCAATGTCCAATTTTGACGGGCAAAACTTCGGTATGTGTGGTAAGACTATCGGATCATTCAGGCGAAATGTGCTGTTCTGGCTGAAGCTGATGTTGAGAAGCAGGGGTTATTCTGTTACGGATCACAGGGCTGATAACCTTCTGGTAGTCAGTCGTGGGGATGTAGAAAACTTTTATTATATCTTCGGTGGTAAAGATGAAAGGTCACAGGATCTGGTGCAGGGTATCACATTGGCCGGTGTGTTCTTTGATGAAGTGGCATTGATGCCAGAATCATTTGTCAATCAGGCTACTGGACGTTGTTCTGTTGATGGTTCAAAGATGTGGTTCAACTGTAACCCTGACGGCCCGTATCATTGGTTCAAACAGAACTGGATAAATAAGTGCAAGGAAAAGAACATCCTGTATCTGCATTTTACAATGGATGATAACCTGTCATTGTCTGAGAAAATCAAGACAAGATACAGGAGCATGTACACCGGGGTGTTTTACAAGCGGTACATCCTCGGGTTATGGGCTGTTGCTGAGGGAATTATTTATGATATGTTCAGTGAAGATGAACATATTGTCAAATATGATGAAATAAAAGGTAAACTGATAAATAATCCTTCATGCAGATATGTGTCATGTGACTATGGTACCCAGAATGCCACTGTATTTCTGCTGTGGAATAAAGCCACTGATGGGAATTGGTACTGCATCCGGGAATATTACTATTCAGGACGTGACAAGTCAAAACAGAAAACTGATGCAGAATATGCAGAAGACTTGAAAAAGTGGCTGGGCGAAACCAAAATCAGGGCAATGATTGTGGACCCATCAGCTGCTTCTTTTATTGCGGAACTGAGAAAACGAAAATATAAAGTACTGAAAGCAAGAAATGATGTACTGGATGGTATCAGGCTGGTTGCTACACTGCTGAACCTTAAAAAGCTGTTCTTTTGCAATAGCTGCGAAAACACTATTGCTGAGTTTCAGTCATACATCTGGGATGAAAAGGCGGCAGACAGGGGAGAAGATAAACCAGTGAAACAGCACGATCATGCAATGGATGCTGTCAGATACTTTGTTTATACGATTTTGAGTAATCAGCTGGCAAAGCTGAAAACTATGAAAGGTTGATAGTTATGCATGTATTTACATTACCAGCTGAGGACTGGAATGAATTGAGTATTGATAAGCAGGTTATCCGACACCTGATATTAAAACACAGGAGTTTTGTGGATCACCTGATTACTCTTGAAGACTACTATGAGGGAAAACATAAGATCCTGAATGATAAGAACCGGGAGAACAAACTGGTATGCAACCATGCAAAGGATATTTCTGATACTGCCAGTTCATACTTTATCGGTAACCCGGTTACATATAAGGCACAGACAGATATCACAGACCTGACGGATAAGTTAGAATACGCCGGAGCAGATGAAGCTGACGGTGACAACGGTCTGGACTTATCTATTTTTGGCAGGGCTTATGAATACATCTACACCAAAAAAGATGAAACAGACCTGATGATAAAGAATTTGTCACCAGCGAATACCTTTGTTGTGTATGATGATACGATTGAGCAGAATGAACTGTTTGCTGTATATTACTATGCAAAACGTGATGATTCTGACCGAACAGATACAAAGTATATTGCTACTGTAGTTACGGAACATTATAAGTACATCCTGAATATTCAGAATATTGATGGTATTCAGCCCACCTATGAACAGGCTGAACCACATTATAAAGGTGAAGTTCCCATCATTGAGTATCTAAACAACAAGATGGGACTGGGTGATTTTGAACTTCAGATACCATTAATTGATGCATACAACGCATTAATGAGTGACCGTGTGACGGACAAGGAACAGTTTATTGATGCTATCCTTGCTATATATGGAACACTGTTATCAGATGGTGATGAGTATGACGAAGAAGGGAACAAGATCAGTGATTCTGCTGACGAAGCACAGGAAGAACTGAAGAAAAAGAAGATTCTGGAACTGCCTGACGGCACAAAAGCAGAATACCTGACAAGAACCTTTGATGAAAACGGCGTTGAGATCCTAAAGAAAGCTATTGAGCAGGATATCCATAAGTTTTCACATATCCCTTGTATGTCGGATGAGAGTTTTGGTGGTAATGTTTCCGGGGTGGCTATGGAATTTAAGCTGCTGGGGATGGAAAATATAACCAAGATTAAGACCCGGTATTACAAAAAGGGTCTGAGAAAGAGACTGAGAATATTTGCTAATTTTTATGCAAATAAGGGAATCAGTTTTGATGTTGCCGGTATTGTTCCTACATTTACCAGGGCATTACCGAAGAACCTGTTAGAGATCAGTCAGATTGTATCTAATCTGTGGGGTAAGGTTGGAAAGAAAACGTTACTGGCCCAGATTCCTTTTGTGGATGATCCAGAAGAAGAACTGAAGACTGTGGAGAAAGAAGCAGAGGATGATTTGAAACGGCAGCAGGAAATGTTTTCTATGACGGCAAACACGCCGCCGGATGATACAGATACATCTGATTCTGATGAGCCTGATAGCAGTCAGGATGATAAAAAGGATCCTAAAAAGAAAGATGGAAAGGTAAATGGATAATGAACGATACTGGATAGATAGGGCAAACTATCTCATATATCATCATATGAGTGACGCTGAACAGACAGCGGATGAAATAGCCACGTTATATAGAAAAGCATCTAAATGGCTGATATATGAAGCCAGAAAGATATTTGACAGGTATCAGAACAGTCATGGTCTGACAGAAGCAGAAGCAAGGCGGCTGATTAGTCAGTTACAGGATTCTTCTTCATTGGAAGAACTGAAAAGACTGTTAGAGCAGGATGGAAGAAACCGTGAGATACTGGCACAGCTGGATGCACCAGCGTATCAGTTCAGAATTGACCGATTAAGACAGATACAGAATCAACTTGATATTGTGATGAACAATGTTTACCAACAGGAAAAAATACTTGCTGGTGATTTTTTTGTGGATCTGGCGAATGATTCTTATTACAGACAGATTTATGAGATACAACACAATACATCATATGCTTTCAGTTTTGCTCATATAGACAGGAAACAGATTGATAAAGTCATTTCTATGCCTTGGAGTGGAAAACACTATTCTGAACGTCTGTGGAAGAATAGTAAAACACTGACAAAGGCAATTAAAGAAGAACTACTGATTGATCTGATTACTGGGCGGCCTGAAAATGAAGCTGTAAAAATTATTGCAAATAAATTTGACCAGGGGATTTTTGAAGCAAGGCGTTTGGTTCGCACAGAAGCAGCGTTTGTTTCCGGGGAACTGAATGCAGAAGCATATGAAGAATGTGATCTGCAAAAGTATCAGTTTCTTGCGACTTTGGACTTGCGTACATCTGAGATATGTCGGTCACTGGATGGGAAAAGGTTTTTCCTGAAGGACAGGCAGGTTGGAAAGAACTATCCACCTATGCATCCGTGGTGTAGAAGTACCACTATTGCAGTCATATCAGAGGATGATATAAAAAAACTGAAAAGACGAGCACTGAACCCGGAAACGGGCAGAACTGAACTTGTTCCAGCTTCCATGACTTATGGTGAATGGTATAAAAAATATGTAAAAGATAACCCAAAAGCGAAAGGGCAGGAAAAGGCAATACAAAATAAGGCTTCTGACCAAGCGCAATATCAGAAGTATAAGAAATCAGGTATTGATGGTGTACCTGCATCATTTACAGGGTTCCAGAAACTAAAATACCAGGAGCCTGAGAAGTGGGAGCTGTTGAAGAAGGATTATAGAGAAAGGGGAAATACCAATGGTAAAAGTTAAATGTATTCAGAGATTTAATGATGTGACTCAGCCAGTTGAGAAGATGCAGCGTTTTCCAGGTGCAGTCTGGGAAGTAACAGAAGAAAGAGCGAAACATCTTGTGGCTGAAGGAGTGGTTGAAATTGTGACAGAGAAAACAACCACAGCAAAAGCACTTGAGAAGTAGAGACCTGAGGGTCTTTTTATTTTGTCTTTTTTCAGCAGACGTTAAAGAACTGTAAATCTAAGACGAATGACCCAGGCCCATCACGGGAATAGGTTGGGCGGAAAGGATAAATATGAGAAATAAAGTTTTTAGAGCACTTACACAGTGCAGATGCAAGGTTCCTATGAATTTACAGCTTTTTGCAGAAGGAGATGGTGCTGGTTCCGGTGATGATTCTGGTAACGGCGGTGGATCCGGTAGCGGTGAAGGTGATGATAGTGGGTCTGGTGATGATAAACCACAGTCATTTGATGATTTCCTGAAAGGGGAAGGGAACCAGGCAGAATTTGACAGAAGAGTCAACAAAGCAATTCATACTGCTGTTCAGAAAGCACAGGAAAAATGGGAAGCTCTGACAAACGATAAGTTGTCAGAAGCTGAAAAGCTGGCGAAAATGAACAAAGATGAAAAGGCGCAGTATATGCAGCAGAAAAAAGAAAAAGAACTTGCTGACAGAGAAGCAGCAATCACAAAGAGTGAGTTGAAAGCAGAAGCAAAAAATACACTTGCTGAAAAGAAACTTCCACCTTCTCTTGCTGATCTCCTTGTATATACAGACGCTGACAGCTGCAATAAATCCATTGCAACTGTAGAAAAGATTTTTCAGGAAGCTGTTGAAGCAGCAGTTCAGGAAAAATTAAAAGGCGGCGACCCTCAGAAGAAGGCACCGGAAGGTAACAAAGAACTGGAAGCGCAGGTTGAAAAATTAATGCGTGGATATTAAAGAAAAGGATAGGTGAAATATATGGCTATTAATACTTTAGCAACTGAAACCCTGTTTCAGCGTACTCTTGATAAGTTAGCTGTACAGGAAGCTGTAACTGGTTGGATGGATGCCAATGCAGGACAGGTTATTTACAGCGGTGGTAAAGAAGTAAAGATCCCGAAACTGTCTGTTCAGGGACTCGCAAACTATGACCGTGACAACGGGTATGTTATGGGTGGTGCTACTATGGCATACGAAACACTCACAATGACACAGGACAGAGGACGTAAATTCCAGCTTGATGCAATGGATATTGACGAAACTGGTTTTGTGACAACTGCCGCTGCGGTTATGGGAGAATTTCAGAGAGTGCATGTGGTACCTGAGATTGATGCATACCGTATTTCTAAGTTGGCATCTACTGCGGTCACTGCAAAAAAAGCAGGTATGGTAACTTATGGTTATACACCTGGAGCAACAAACACATCTGCCCTCAGAAAAGCAAAAGAAGGTATCAAGGCTGTTCGTGATTGCGGATACAATGGTCCGCTCGTTATTATGGCAACCTCTGATTTCATTACTGAATTGGAACTGGAACTCGCTGGTAAGATTACAGCAATGACATTTTCTCAGGGTGGAATCAATACGCAGGTACCATCTATTGACGGTGTACCATTTATTTCTGTACCGTCAAACAGAATGTATTCTGCAATTACCCTGTATGACGGTAAAACAAAAGGTCAGGAAGCAGGTGGTTATGTCAAAGGCACTACTGCAAAAGACATCAACTTTATCGTTACTGCAAGAACTACACCGATTGCGGTAACAAAACAGGACAAAATGAAAATCTTTACACCGGATCAGAACCAGGATGCAGATGCTTGGAAGATGAATTATCGTAGACATCATGATCTGTGGGTGCTTGAAAACAAGATTGATTCTGTATTTGTATCAATCAAAGACGCTGAGTGAGGGGATGTAAATGATTCTGATTAAGGAAAATGTTGAAAGAATCATTGATGATGATTCACAGGGAATTATTGACCAGCTGTTATTAGATGGCTGGTCAAAAGTCCCTGTTGTAACTGATTCCAAACCAAAAAGAAAAGGAAAAACAGAAAATGGGGTGAATGCGGATGGTAAGACCGTCTGATGTGCGTATTGTAGAGAAGTTGACAGGTGAACAGGATGAAGAACTGATTGCTGTTCTTCTTGATGATGCAGAATCTTTCGTATTGGCTTATACAATGCGTACAAAAATCATACAGCCACTTGAAAAGCCTGTTCGTGATCTTGCCGTGATTGCTCTAAATCGTATGGGGACAGAGGGTGAAAACAGTAGGTCAGAGGGTGGAGAAACCTATAACTTCAATGACGCACCGAAGCAGATTTTTGACACCCTTAATCGTTATCGTATTTGCCGGGTAGGTGGTAAAGTTTATGAGAATAAAAAGAAGTAGACTAAACACATTTTATCTGAAAAAGAGAATCTCAAAGAAAGATAAAGAGGGGTGTTCAACAGAAGAATGGGGAACAGGGGTCCCCTTTGTAGGGGAACAGTGGCCTGCATCTGGTAAAGTGCAGGTTCAGCAATATGGAGATAGACTGAACTATATACTGAACCTAAAACTTGATGGTGCATATCAGATTATAAGGGAAAAACAGGGTGCTTCTTTTGATTTCGGTAATGATTTGGTTTTCAGAGAACAGGATGGAATCTGTATTTTTACTGATGAAGAATCTGATCCAGATTACCGGATCATTGCAATTAAACCTTACCGACAACTAAAGATGGAGTTGGAGAAGATATGAGTGATGATCTGATGCAGAAATTTTCAGGGCTTGTTGATATGGCTGAAGGCGGTTTACAGTCAAAAGTACACGAACAGGCTTTACGCATTCAGGCACAAGCTAAAGAATTATGTCCTGTCAGAAGGTACGGTTCCGGGGGTGGATCATTAAGACAGTCAATCCATGTTAGTACAGAACGACAGGAAGACTTGATTCACAGTGAGATATACACCAATTCAGAGTATGCACCTTATGTTGAGTTTGGTACTGGCCCCACAGGACAAGCGCATCACAACGGTATATCCCCGGACGTTGACCCTGTATATTCCCAGTCGGGTTGGATGATACCAGCTGATGCAATGTCACCAGATGATGCCGAGCAGTATGGTTTTGGTATCGCAAAAGGGAAAGACGGAGAAGTCATTGGATATTATACAAAAGGTCAGGTTGCGCAGCCTTTCATGTACCCTGCTTTTGCAGAATTGAAGGATGATGTGACACAGGAAATTAAAGCGGCACTCGAAAAAGATTTGAAAAAGGTGACAAGATGAAAAATGTAAAAGATCAAGTATATTCAGCACTTCTCACTGTTACTGAGAATGTATCAGACACATATCCGAAAGACTGGGCGAACTTCCCAACAATTCAGTATGTAGAAGAAAATAACAGTGTGTGGGAACGTACTGACAACGCTGAACAGAAGGCTAAGGTGTCATATAAAATTGATATATGGCACAACCAGAGCACATCTGATACAGCCCTTGCAGTTGATGCTGCTGTTTCTGCTTTAGGTCTGGTGAGAACCTATTGCGGTGATGCACCAGATCCAAGCGGATTGAAACATAAAGTAATGCGCTATGAGGGAATCATTGATATGAGTTCTGATTTAGTGTACTGGAATTAAGAAAGAGGTGAAGATAAATGTTAGCGAATGGTACAAAACTGGGTTATTCTAAGACAGCCCCTTCTGGCAGTTCTATATCTTATACTGACTTGCCGGGACTGAAAGAAATCCCGGATGTTGGAACAGATCCTGAAAAAGTAGATAATACAGTTCTGACAGATAAACACAAAGTGTATGAAAAAGGTATCGGTGATCTGCCTGAAATGACATATAAGTTTAAATATGACAACACGAAAGTAGACTGTCCTTATCGTACACTGAGAAAAGCAGATCAGGATGGAACAGTACTGTATTTCAGAGAAACTGATCCAGATAAAACAACTCTGGATTTTGGTGCCACAGTATCAGTAAAACGTACAGGCGGCGGTGTCAATGGTGTAATTGAATTTGAAGTAACCATGACTGTACAGACAGATATTACTTACACAGACCCGGCATAATACCGGGTCTTTTACTAAGAAAATCAGGAGGATATAACATGGGTGGTTTAGATGAAGAGGTAAAAGATCAGAAAGAGGAAACAAAAATTGTAGATTTGGATGAAGAAAAAAAGAAAAGAAAGCCTTTTCATTATTGGACGGTAGGTGGCAGAGATTACCGTCTGAAACTTAAAGCGTCCAATATTGAAAAGCTGGAAAATAAATATAAATGTAACGTCATGCATCTGGTTGATGATATGCCAGCCTTGTCAGTAATGCTTACTATCATTCAGGCGGCAATGCTTCCGTGGGAACATGGGGTTAAGTATGATGATATTCTGAACCTGTTTGATAAATATGTTGAAGAGGGTGGAAGTCAGATTGACTTATACAAAAATGTTGTGATTCCGACTTTGGCGGTATCTGGTTTTTTTACACCGAAGATGGCAGCGGAAATTCTGGAAGCAACGGACGAAGAGCTGTAACAACTACAACAGAGTATTTGTGGGCGATTTACCCGGATGCATTGGATTGTGGGATAAAACCCGAATTATTTTGGGATTCTACCTTAAATGAAATTGTGGATATGATGGAAAGTTACATCAGATGCAGGGCAAGAGACAGAAAGCAGCAGATCAGTGATAACTTCATTTTATCCAAGGCCCTTACACTGAACCTTTCAACATTGTTCAATGAAAAGGCTGAACTTTGTAATCCATGGGATTTTTACCCACAAACATTCAAAGAAGATAAAGAAGACTATGAACATCAGAAACTGGAAGCGTCACTTGCTGATTATAGAGACAAGCGCAGACGGTGGGCTGATGAATTTAACAGACGTAGGCAGCAGGGGATGTAACCCTGCTTATTTTATTGTCAGGAAGGGGGTGAAAATGTATGGGTGATACACTTGCAAAACTGAAAGTCATTCTGGAAGCGTCCACATCTTCTTACAAGAAAGAGATGGAAAAAGCCCAAAAAGTGACTAAAAGCGTCAGTGATTCTGTTAAGTCTGAAACATCAAAAGTCAAACAGGCTATGAAGATGGATGATGCAACAGAATCAGTAAAAAAGCAGGTTTCTGTGTTCCAGAAAATGAAACAGGCAATTACTAAATATCAAGTAAAGGCCGGAATAAAAGTGCCGACACAGGATTTTCAGGAATTGCAGTCGGGTATAAAAAAGGCAGAAGGTACACTTAGCTCTTTAATTGCGAAGCAGGAAAAGTACGAAGCAATTGGCGTAAAAAAGAACAGTTCAGCGTGGAAGTCATTACAGTATGACATTCAGGGTGCAAAAAATGAGATTGAAGGGTACAAAAATGAAATGGCAGAAATGCAGTCAAACGGTACTGCATTTACAAGGGGCTATTCCCTACCAAAAGAAATTTTTAAGGGACTTGGCAAAGGTGCGTTAGGTCTTGGAAGTTTGGGACTGAATGCTGCTCAAAAAGGCTGGGGTGGTTTGAAAAAGGTTATCAGCGGTACTGCATCAGTACTGACAAAAGTTACCACAGTCATTAAAAGAACATCCGGTGCATTCGCTGCGCTCATACAGAAGTTCACAAGTGGTATTCCTATTTTACGAAGGTTCACAGGTGCAACAAAATCAGCATCTGGTGGACTGGGCGGTGGATTAAAAAACATTCTCAAATATGCGTTCGGTATCAGGTCACTTTTTGCTTTGGTGAATAAGCTGAGGAGTGCGTTAGTAGATGGATTCAAAAACCTGGCACAGTACAGTGGTGAGACAAATAACAGTATTTCAATGCTGATGTCTTCTCTGACGCAGTTAAAGAATGCATTTGCAGCAGCATTTGCACCTATTTTGAATGTGATCGCACCTATTTTGAATACACTGATCCAGAAGATTATTTCTGTAGTTAATACATTTGGTCAGTTGACGAGTGCATTAACAGGTAAAACGACTTACATTAAAGCGAAAAAAGTTCAGCAGGATTACGCCAAGAGCCTGAACAGTAATGCCAATTCAGCTAAAAATGCCAAAAAAGCAAATGAGGAATTGAAACGTACCATTCTGAGTTTTGACCAGATCAACAAGATGGATGATAACAGCAGTTCTGACAGTAACAGTGGAATAGCTGATACGTCAGGCGGCTTATCACCTTCTGATATGTTTGAGACTGAAAGCATTCCTTCAAAGATTAAAGGAATTGCTGACATGATTAAGCAAGCCTGGAAGAATGCTGATTTCACAGAAATCGGTGCTATGGTCGGTAACAAACTAAACGCAGCACTGAACAGTATCCCGTGGGATAAGATCAAGAACACCTGCAACAAGATTGCAAAGAGTGTTGCCACTTTCCTGAACGGTTTCCTTGAAACTGTTGACTGGAAACTGGTTGGTAATACCCTTGCACAAGGTATCAATACCGCCTTTGGTATGGCAAATACCTTTGCCGAAAATTTCCACTGGGATAGCCTTGGAAAAGCAATTGGTAATGGTATCAATGGTGCGTTGGGCGGTCTTGACTGGAATCTGATACAGGAAACTGTACGCAATATTGCAACAGGAATCACTGATACACTAAACAGCTTCATTCAGACAACTGACTGGGCGTTAGTTGGTCAGTCGTTCGGTAATGGTATCAATACCATTCTGGACTTCTTCCATACCGCTATCAATAACTTCGATTGGACAGGTGCTGGTACAGCACTTGCAGATTTTGTCAATAATGTAGTAAATACCATTGATTTTGTCAATTTAGGACAAACTATATCAGATGGAATCAAAGGTGTTTTTGATTTTGGCATGGCTGCGATTGAGGGCATTGACTGGTGGACAATTGGTGAAAAAGTTCGTGATGGTTTAGCTGCTATTGACTGGAACGGCATAGCTGACGGATTCTTTGAACTTATTGGTGCTGCATTTGGTGGCCTATCTGCATTTTTTGGTGGTCTTCTTTCTGATGCAGTTTCTGGTGCTCAGAAATACTTCCAGAAGAAGATTGAAGAATGTGGTGGAAATGTTGTCAAGGGAATCTTTAAAGGTATCAAGGATGCTGTTGTTGGCATTGCAGAGTGGATAAAAGATCATATTTTTACACCATTCATGAAAGGTTTTACAGCTGCATTTGGTATTCATTCACCGTCAACTGTTATGGCTGAACAGGGTGGATATATCATTGATGGCCTGCTGAAAGGTGTGAAAGATAATATCAGCAAGTTCCTGAATTATATTAAAGAAATTCCGGGTAAAGTACTGAAAGCAATTGGAAACATCAAGAACAAAGTCTTACAAAAAGGTTCTGACATTGTTTCAGGCCTGAAAGATGGATTTAATGAAAAAGTTTCTACATTCACCAGTGTTCTCGGTACACTTCCTGAGACAATCAGGAACGCTATTCCAAACCTGTTTGATGTAGGATCAAGTATCATTCAGAACTTTGCAAACGGATTTTCAAGTGTTCATATTCCTATGCCACACATTGGTTGGGACTGGACAGGTGGAAGCATCCGTATTGGTAATTTCTCATTTTCATTACCACGTTTTAATCTGCAATGGTACGCAAAGGGTGGTTTCCCAGAAATGGGACAGCTGTTCATTGCAAACGAAGCAGGACCTGAGATGGTCGGTAAGATGGGAAACCGAAACGCAGTAGCCAACAATAACCAGATCGTTGACGGTATCAAGAATGGTGTATTTGAAGCTGTACTTGATGCGTTCAATGCCAGCGGAATCCTTGAAAGGGATGATTCTGAAAAAGAAGTTACTCTTGAATTTACACTGAAGGCTGACAGCGAAACACTGTACAAGGTGGTTCGTAAGGGCAAGAAGAAATATGATTACCGTTTTGCGGTAACTGAGACAATTTGACAGGGGGGTGTCACATGGACAACATTGTAATCAAAGTGGGTGGTGTGACACTACCCAAGGAAGTTTCCAAGTTTAAATGGAAAAAATCAGATGTATCTGCGAAGAATGCAGGAAGAACACAGGATGTCAAGATGCATAAGAACAGGGTCGCAAAAAAGCGTACCCTAAGTCTTGGTTGGGTAAATCTGACAAAAGCACAGATTACCGGAATCTTACGGGCATTTGACCCTGAATATGTAATGGTAACTTACTGGGATCCCTTAGCTGGTACTGATGTAACAAAAGAGTTTTATACAGGTGATATGGAAGCAAATGTGAAATGGTGGGCGAAAGGTCATGAGCGTTATTCCACACTTGACTTTGATGTGATTGAGAGGTAATAAAATGATTAATGCATCATCTGCCTTCAGGGCAGCATTGAAAGATGATAACAGAAATTTTTCAGGATTCTGTACAATTACATTAGCATCTGGTAAGTCAATCCCCATTGACGACAGCCAACTGTGGGATAATGGTTTTGTGATTGATGATTCTACATCTAACACGGGCGGTTTTGACATAGGGTCAGCAATAGTTCAGAAGTTTACACTAAGATTGAACAATATGTATGATAATTTTACAGAATGTGATTTCACAGGGGCTGTAATTTCAAACGTAAAAGTCTCATTAGATTTAGGTGATAAACAGGAATCTGTCCCTAAAGGTATATTCACAGTCAATGATACAAGCTATGATGGCGATATCATTACGCTGGAATGCCTGGACAACATGCATAAATTTGATGTTAATTACAGTAAGAGTAATCTTGCATATCCTGCAACGCTATTACAGATTGTACAGGATGCATGTAGGTGCTGCGGTGTGACTTTAGCAACAGATTCTCTACAGTTTGAGTATTACAATTATGTGATTCAGAAAAAACCAGATGATAGCACTATAACATTTCGAGATGTCCTGACATGGGTCGGTCAGATTTCAGGTCATTTCTGGAAATGCAATAAAAGTGGTCAGTTGTCAGCTGGTTGGTACAATATGTCAGATCTGTCAGCTGGTAAGAATATACACACCTTACAGACGAATGTTGTCACAGACGTAAATGTTGATATGGATGATGTTGTAATCACATGTATAAGAATTGTAACTGAGGATGAAAATTCTAATCAGGTAACTTTTCAGTCTGGTTCAGATGGGTATGCTATTGTTATCGACAGTAATAAATTTATCAATAAGGACAATGCAGCTGAAATTGCATCAATGGTTGGTGGACGTGTTGTTGGATTGAGATTCAGACCAATGACTGTCAGTTCATTGCAAGACCCTACGATTGAAGCAGGGGACGGGGCAATAGTATATGACCGTAAATTAAAGTCATATAAGACTTTTTTCACAAATGTTGTATTTTCTATTGATGCTGATAATCAAATGTCAAATGACGCAGAATCAGCACTACGTAATAGTGCTGAACGATTTTCAAAAGCATCAAAGATTTATCAGGATCTGAAAAAACATTTAAACAAAAATAAAACCGAATGGGAAAAAGCAATGGAAGAACTGGAAAAGGCAATGAAAGAGCAAGTCGGTCTTTATCCAGTTATTAAAACCTTGGATGATGGAAGTAAAGTATATTATATGTGTGACCATCAGACGTTGGAAGAATCCCAGGTTGTGTTTGAACTTAATGGAAAAGGCTGGGCGGTAAGTACAGATGGCGGTAATACATGGAATGCAGGTCTTCTCGTAGATGGTACCATGATTACGAAAATTCTGAATAGTATCGGAATTAATGCTGACTGGATTAACACAGGAGCATTTACCGTTCTGGATTCTGACGGAAATATTATGTTTAAAGCTGACACTGCAACCGGGCGTGTGGATATTGTAGCAAATTCCTTTCAATTGAGGGGGAAAACTCTTGAAGAGATAGCGAAAGAATCAACAAAGAATTATGTTGATGCAGTTGTTGGGGATAAGATAAAGGATATAAATACCCAGTATTTTAATTCTTATGATCCTACGCTTACGAATAAACCAGCGTCAGACTGGACTGATACGGATACAAAGGATAAACACCTTGATGATATTTTCTATAATACTACTACTAAGAAAATGTTCCGTTTCGTCAAGATTGATGGCGTTTACAGTTGGGAAAATTTTGATGATCCTGACATAAAAGCTGCGCTTGATGCTGCTTCAACAGCACAAGATACCGCAGATGGAAAAAGACGAGTGTTTTTGGTTACACCTAAACCACCATATGATGAGGGTGATATGTGGGTTACCTCTACCACTGATGGAAAAGGTGAAATAAAAATCTGCAAAACACCCAGACAATCTGGTGCATTTTCATCTGCTGATTGGATCAGTCCGTCTTATGTGGATTCTGATGATGTGGATAATGCAATTAATGAGTATGATACCAGTTTAGGGCAACCGGAAATCTTTAACAAACTGACCAATAACGGAAAAAATAAAGGTATTTATATTCAGGATGGCGAACTGTATATAAATGCGAGTTACATCTTATCCGGTGTTCTGGCAGGAAAACTTATCAATGGTAAGGGTCTGAATGTCACAGATAAAAATGGTCAGGTTACATTGAAAATTGATGATGATGGGAATGTCTACATTAAAGCAACTGAATTTTCCTTAGAAGGGAAAAATATCAGTGATGTTGTAGCCGCAGAATCCGATAAATTCAGAACCTTAAATGTGATCCTATCAAATGAATATCAGGGAATCCCAACTGATAAAGATGGAAAATATACATCTTTTCCGTCATGCAGCACTACTGTAAAGGTTCTCTATGGGTCAGAAGATGTTACAAAAACATCTATTATTCAGTGGACTCCATCCAGTGGCGTATATGGGAATGCATCCGGAGAAACATATACAGTTACGGGGTTGAGTACAGACACAGGTACCGTGAAAGTTACTGTGACAAGAGGGAGTTTGACGACTGAGAAAATATTTAAAGTCGCAAAACAGAAACAAGGTAATGATGGTAAGGATGGAACGAACGGAACAAATGGTAAAGATGGAGTTTCACCTACTGTTTCAATATCAAAATCAGGAACCACGACCACAATCACCATTACAGATAAAAATGGGACGCATACTCAGACGGTAAAAGACGGAACCAATGGAACTCCCGGAACTCCCGGAGCAAATGGAAAAACGCCATATTTCCATGTCAAGTATTCGAATGATGGGGGTAAGACATTTACTGCGAATAGTGGTGAAACAGTTGGTTCTTATATCGGTACTTGCACAGATTATAACTCTGCTGACCCTACGTCTGTAAGTTCATATACTTGGGCTAAGATAAAAGGTAATGATGGTAAGGATGGAACGAACGGAACAAATGGTAAAGATGGAGCTACAGGAAATGGCATTTCTTCCGTCACAACCTATTATCTCGCAACTTCTGCATCCAGTTATGTATATACTTATACAAGTGGGTGGACAACTTCCATACAGACACCAACGACCGATAAACCGTATTTATGGTCATACCAGACAACTTATTATACAGATGGTACTTCTAACAGTACATCACCACATATTATTGGTATTCGTGGTAAAGATGGAGAAAATGGTAAAGATGCAGGTGATCTGACACAGGAACAGATATTTAACATTCTGACGAATAATGGACAGACACAGGGAATTTATTTACAGGATGGAAAAGTATATATTAATGGTTCTTATATCAAAGCAAGTACTATTACAGCAAGTATGCTGAAAATTACTGATTTATATGCTATTGGAGCGAAACTTGGTGGATGGACTATTAACAGCACATATCTGCAATCACTTGATGGTGCAATCAAATTATACGCAAATGGAACAATTAAAGTTGGTAATGCAAGTATAAAATCAGAATCAAATGCTTTAGTAATACGGAAAGGACTCAAAATATACTGTGGAACAAGTAGCTTTTCGGATGGAACAGACAGGATTCAGTTCTTTAATCTGCAACATGTAACTTCTGGTGGACATATGGTATTTGCTTCTGATGGTTCAAGCGTTGCCTATCTGTCAAGTTCTTCAAAACGTTATAAGGAACATGTGTCAAATATGACTATTGAGGAAGCAGAAAAGATTCTAAGTATACCTGTTGTATGGTTCAAATATAAAGAGGGCTATTTGGATCCTGCTGATTGGCTTAGTGGTAAAAAAATACCTGGATTCTATGCCGAAGATATTTACGATATTTTCCCGGAAGCAACACAGTTGAATGGAGCAGGAGAACCGGAAGACTGGAATTTCCGTGTAATGATTCCGGCAATGATGAAAGTTATTCAGAATCAGAATGAAAGAATTAATACATTGGAAGATACAGTGAACACATTGAACGAAAAACTGAACAAATTAGAGGAAATGTTGAAAGGGGTGGTTAAGTAATGCTGATTGCAGATTTCACCAAACGGGGTGAAGAAATCACAGTTGATGGACTTTGGATGTATGACTATGGTCAGAAGTTACAGATTAATGGACTTGACCTTCCAGCTACATTTGAAGTCCATTTTAAATGGAATGGACTTCAAACAGCCAAAATTGTAACTGGAAATACAATCAATGGTGTATCAATGGTGGATATTCCGAATGAAGCACTTTGTCAGAAATACCCTATTGCGGCATATATCTATTTATCTGATGTAACCGAAGGGGAAACAGTAAATAGTGTGTTTATGCGTGTAGTAAAAAGGGTTGCGCCTGAAGGCTTCAAGATTCAGGAAGATATTGACCTGTTCCATTATACACTTTTGGTTGTAAATGAATATCTTGCAAGGATGCAGGATGAGCAGAACAAAGCAAAAGACAATGTTGAATTATCGGAAGCCTGGGCGCATGGTCATAAAAATTATCCAGATCAGGAACAGGACAACGCAAAGTTTTATGCAGAAGCTGCGAAACAGGTGGCTGTGTCAACTGGCTTTTGTCATTTGGCTATTGCCGAGGATGGTCATTTGTATCTTTCCCGTACCGACAATATTGAACAAAGTCTGAACTTTAAGATTAATGAAGATGGAATACTGGAGGTTGAAATGTCATGATTAAAACAGATCTTGGTCGTGTAACTGCCTATGCTGATGCAGTTGCACAGGGGTATACTGGAACCCGTGAAGAATTTGGAAAAGTCCTTGCAAACTTTGCGGATTCTGCAACACAGGTAGGTAAAGACAGAAAAGCAGTATCAGAAATGAAAAATGATATTGCTATCATGCAGAAAGATGTAACAGAAAAAAAGGCTGCAACAGAGAATGCCGCAACACTTGCAAAGAATGCTGAAAAATCTGTTGCTGATAACACAGAAATTGTAGAGAATGCAAAGACAGTTACAGTAGAAGCAAAAGAACATATTGATACAGTTGTAAAAAATTTTGATGTTCATGTTGAATATAAGATCACAGAAACTGACAACGCTATCAAAGATGCAAAAAATGCAGCTGTTAAAGCTGTGACAGATCAGCAGACTGCATCTATTCAGGAAGTAAAAAGTCAGACTGCATCTTACATTACAGAAAAAGAGAGTGCGGCAGAAGACCAGATTAATGAACACACGACTGATAAAATTACAGAACTGAATAAAGCAGCAAGCACAGCAAAGGCAGCTTTAGATGGCAGCATCTCAAATTCAGAAAAAGCAAAAACGGCTCTGGATGGAAGTATTACCAATTCTACCACATCCAAAAATAATCTGGATAAGAGTATTGAAACAAGTACCACTAAAAAATCAGATCTTGATACCAGTATCAAAAATGCAGATACAGCAAAGGCAGCTTTAGATGGTGCCACGACTACTGGAAACAATGCGTTACAGGCATTACAGAGTGAGAACAGTTCAGCCACATCAAACCTTGAAGAGTTGAGAGGTGAAAACTTTAACTCACAGGAAATCCTGGCAGGGGTTGCTGATCTGAGAGCATACCTTGGATTATCAGATGATGATATTCTTGGTTTGCAGGTAGATTATAGAAATAAAACTTTTAAAAGACTTGCAGGTGCCACTAACCTGACACCAGGTACTGACTTTGACAGATTTTCCATGTATGGTGGTAGACGTAGATGTAATGTTGCAGATGATGGAACTATCAACGCTTGGTACGGAGATGAAAGTTACACAGAAGATGGCTCAAATGGACAGGTTATGGTATATCAGCCTAAGTTCTATTATCTGGTATGCCCGGTCGTATATGATCCAATTGATACAGGTATTGGTTATCATCTGAGAAAAGCAAATTATTATGTATCAGAAAAACCAAGACCAGGTTTCAGACTGCATCCTGCTTTTTATGATGCAAATGGAAATGAGATTGATTATTTCCTGACTGGTGCAGATGAAGGCTCTGTATATGATGTATCTGCATCTGCTTATCTGTTGCAGGATGAACAGATATTAAAAGCAACCGAAGATAAGTTTTGTAGTATTTCTGGCGCAAGACCTGCTTCCGGGTATACACAGGATCTCACAAGAACATCTGTTGAACAGATGGCACAGAACAGAGGTGCAAACTGGCATGGTGATCTCATCAAACAGGTATCTGCCGAACAGCTGCTGATGATTATTGAAATGGGTGTTATGGAATTACAGACACCGATTGGTTTAGGTGTTGTCAATATTCCATGGGAAACTGGTGATAATAAAACCTGTTCTTATGCCGCAGTGACAGGTAGTACTTCCAGTATTGGAAATGGTACAGGTAGAGCTGCAAAATCAACTGCTTATCCAGGCAATGTTGCAACAGAATATACAGATAATGGAAAAACTTCAATCTGTTGGCGTGGAAAAGAAAACTTCTGGGGTAACATGTGGATGTTCGTATATGGTGTAAATATTTGGGGTAATGGCAAGATGGCAGGGGGTCAGCCATATATTTGCAAAGACTTCAATTTTGCAGAAAACAAGAATAGTGATAACTATGAAGCTGCTGGTTTCACCGTAGCCGCAAAAGCTGGTTGTATCTCTGCAATGGGATATTCAACAAAATGCGACTGGTTATTTATGGCTTCTGAATGTCTTGGAAACAGCGCACTTCCTGTTGGTGACTACACCTATATTACTGAGCTTCTGAATGGTTACAGAATTGCTCGATTGGGTGGTTATTGGGATCGTGGCGTTTTTGCCGGGCCGTTCTATTGGAGTCTGACTTACGGTGTCGGTAATCGGGCTCGTAATGTCGGGGGTCGCTTGGTATATATTCCAACCAAGGACTCAGATGTTTATCTTGCTGCCATTGCATCATGGAAGGCTCAAATGGCAGCCGCTTAATAAATAACTAAATAATGGGTTGAAAGAATCGCTGATATTTTTACCTGTATTGATTAACATAAAAATCAATTACTCAATTAGGTAGTAATTGGAATAATGACGTTAATACCAGGCCATTCTATTGGAATCTGAATAACAGTGTCAGTAATCGGAATCGTAATATCAGGGGTCACTTAATATATTTGCATTGTCAGCCGGGTGAGATATCCGGCTGATTTTTAATCCCATTTCTTTCAACCCTGCCACACGGCAAAACAGAAAAATAGGCGGTGCAGACAAGTCAGAAATGATAATACTGCCTTACTTAATTACTAAAGAGGAAATGTCAACCGTATTTACCGGGCATACATCTGATGTATGCTGACTGAAATTCGGAACTGCAATATACCAAAAATGAAACGTTATGACCATCTATTTGAGAAAATTTGTGATATTGAAAATCTGAGAAAAGCACATAAGAACGCAAAGAAAGGAAAAGGGTGGTACAAAGAAGTTCAGGAAATAGATAAAGATCCAGATAAGTATCTGGAGCAGATTCAGGAAATGCTCATCAATCATACTTATAGAACATCTGAGTATGAAGTGTTTTATAAGGATGATGGCAGAAAGAAGAGAAAGATTTATAAGTTGCCTTACTTTCCTGACAGAATTTGCCAGTGGGCTATCTTACAGGTGATTGAACCTTGCATCATCAATAACCTGACTACTGACACATACTCAGCAATACCGAATAGGGGAATACATAAGGCTCTGCATAAAATGCAGGATGCAATGTGGAATCATCCAGAAGAATGTGAGTATTGCTTAAAACTGGATGCAAGACATTACTATCAGTCAATCAACCATGATCTTCTGAAAGAAAAATATTCCAGAATGTTTAATGATTCTGAACTGATATGGTTGCTGACTGAAATTATTGATAGCATACAGACCGCAGATATTGAAGATCTGACGGCGATTTATTTACTGGAAGAAGATGTTGATCCTGAAACTGGAATACCGATAGGTAATTACTTATCGCAGTATTCAGGAAATTTTTATTTTTCATCATTTGACCATTGGATAAAGGAACAAAAACACATCAAGTATTACTTTAGGTATATGGACGATATTGTTATTTTTGCAAAGACAAAAGAAGAACTTGTTGAGTTAAGAAAAGAAATTGATGTTTACTTTAGAGATGAACTTAAACTAAACATTAAAGGAAACTGGCAGGTGTTCCCAACATTTGTCAGAGGGGTTGACTTTTTAGGATACCGAACATTTTACAAATACACTTTGTTGAGAAAAACAACCTGTATAGATATGACTAAGAAATTAACTGCATTGCGTGTAAAAGTGGAATCAGGGAATATGATGAACTATTCAGAATGGTGCAGCTTAAACAGCTATAAAGGATGGCTTATATCATGTGATTCCTTCCGGTTGTATCAGAAATACATAGAACCGTTATTACCCTATGCAGATGATTATAAATACAACATAAAACCAAAATCTAAGAAAGGACAGAAAGCAGCATGATTGATTATGGAAGACAGAAAAGTACAGTAAAACCAGAGGAAATTGAGATTACAGAGGATATGGTATTTATTGCATCTGGAATCTCAGAAGTTACAGAGGAAGGTACAGATAGTCAGCCAGGATTTACTGGGTATGAGTTTGGGCTTGTCGGATATGACAAAGATGAGTATATCAAATTACAAGCAACATCAAATAAATCATTGCAGGAACAGGTGGAAACCACTCAGGAAGCACTTGATTTCCTTTTATTTAATGCTTAATGATAGAAAGGGGTGAGACTTATGGGAGCATATTTTGCATTGCGTCTTGAAAAAGGCAAATTGAATTACAACACAGTAGTTCAGAAATATCCACAGTTCAAGGAAGATATTGATCTGATTCTTCTTGCAGATGGGTATGTCGTAAATGAAGACGGTACAGTCACAGAAGTAAAATAGACCATAGGTACAAAAACGACCGCCATATGACATTTATATAATGTCACAGGCGGTTGTTTTGTGTACAGAAAGGAAGTAATGAAAGATATTCTACTGGAAACCTATTCTGTTGCACTTCCTATTATTTTAACTGCTCTTATGGGCTACATTGTGTGGCTTTTAAAGAATCAGAAAAAAGATAGGGATGCGAACAGTAAAGGGACCATGCTGTTACTGAAAGTACAATTAATTGAATACCATGACCGTTATATGACAGATGGTGATATTCCATCCTACGCTTATCAAAATTTTTGTGAGATGTATGATGCATATCATGCTCTTGGTGGTAATGGTATGATTACAAAAATGAAACATGAGATTGAAGAATTGCACTTAAAGAAGAAAGAAGGGAATAGTCATGAAAAAAATTAACTGGCTTGTAAGAATTAAGAATAAAGCGTTCTGGGTTGCATTTATCCCGGCGGTACTCCTGTTAATTCAGGTAATTGCATCTGTGTTTGGCATCCAGATTGATCTGGGTAATCTGGGAAATAAATTGTTAGAAGTGGTCAATGCAGTGTTCAGTATACTGGTAATTCTTGGAGTAGTTACAGACCCTACTACTGCTGGAATCACCGATAGTACACAGGCACTTGAATATACAGAACCGAAAAAATAGGGGGTAGGACTGTGGAGATTAAGGGTATTGATGTTTCCAGATGGAATGGAGTTATTGACTGGCCCACCGTAGCAAACTACGGTATGGGCTTCGCTATCCTGCGAATCACAGAAGCGGGAAACGTGATAGATAGCTACTTTGAAGCCAATTATAAAGGCTGTACTGCCAATAGTATTCCTGTCGGTGTTTACAAGTATAGTTATGCAGTCAATGTTTCAGAAATTCAATATGAAGCAAAAAAAGTAATTGAAGTCCTGAATGGACGAAAATTGGATTATCCTGTGTTTTTGGATATTGAAGATAAGTGTCAGGAGAATCTGTCAAAACATCTTATGATGCAGATGATTAACGCATTCAGAGAAATCATCATTAAAGCCGGTTATCAGTTTGGCATTTATTGCGGGTACTCTTGGTATCAGTACCAGCTTCCAGAGAATGCGAAAAAGTATGATTGTTGGTTAGCTGCTTATCCGTCACAGGATGATGGAACAATGCAGATCAGATTAAAACCTGCCGCTGGTATTGGCTGGCAGTATTCCAGCAAAGCAACTATTCCGGGAATCTCAGGGAAAGTAGACAGAAATGTCTTTTACAAAGACTATACTGCAACAAAAAATGAGGATAAGGGGGAAACGACAATGGATAAAGCTATTGAAAAAGTTATCCTGATTGCGAAAAACGAAGAGGGCTATTTGGAGAAAAAATCAAACAGTCAGCTTGACAGTAAGACAGCAAACGCAGGATCTGCTAATTTTACGAAATATTGGAGAGATATAGAACCATCCTATCAGGGGCAGCCTTGGTGTGCGGCGTTCGTATCTTGGTGTTTCATGAAAGCCTTTGGTCTGGAAAAAGCTAAAAAATTGCTGAAACACTGGCCTTACGTGTACTGTCCAACACTGGGAAATTTGTTTACCCGGAACGCAAACCCGAAAATCGGTGACATTGTCATCTTTTATCATAACGGTACATTTACCCATACAGGACTTGTTACTGCCGTAATCGGTGATCGTTTCTATACGATTGAAGGTAACACAAGTGGGGCATCCGGTATTATCGCAAATGGTGGCGGTGTATGTGCTAAAAGTTACCTCAATAGTCAGATGCCCGGAACTAAGTTCTGTACACCGGATTATAGTATCGTATCTGATGCATCCGCACCCGCAAAACCTGAGAATACATCATCTAATACTACACAGACAGGAGAGGAATATATGTTTGAGCCAAAAACTGTAAAAGCTGGTGACAAGAATACCTCTGTACTTTTGTTACAGGAGATTCTAAAATCACGTGGATTCAAAGGAAAAAATAAAAAAGACCTTGACCTTGACTGGGAAGCAGGAGATAATACCATATATGCTCTGAAACAGTATCAGAAATCAAGAGGTCTGGATGTTGATGGGGTATGTGGATCAGCAACATGGAAAGATCTAATTGCTATTTGATGCGAATATGGTGGCAATGCCACCAATTTGCCACCGACATAGAAATATACGTGAAAGACTTAAAAAGACAAATAAACTGAACGCCTGATAATTACTTATGTTATAGGAGTTTGAAAGCTGTAAAAAGCAATTAAAAGTGAACCATAGATAAACTGTTCATGTGGAGACTGTGGCTTTACTTTCCCGTAAATAGGCGGTTTTACAGGCTTGAAACTGTGAAGTTCAGTCTATTTGCCACCGATTTGCCACCCACAAAATAAAATATCGTAAAATTATAGAAAAACGGTTGAACACTCTGAACGAATCAGGGATGTTCAACCGTTTATTTTTATGCCTGTATTTTCTTTTCAAACACATCCACAGCGAACTGCTGCATACTTTCAGTATTGAACGTATATGTCTGTAATGTGGTTGCTATATCTTTATGGCCAAGGCGTTCCATAACAGTCTTTGGATTTACGCCACCTTCTGCCAGCATGGTACCGTGTGTATGCCTCAGACAGTGGGCGTGGAACAGGTGGTTACCAAGTTCCCAGTGAATGACTCTGGCACAGTATTTGAAAGAGTCAGGTGTGACCAGTTCACCATTGTCTTTTACGCACAGTGGCGTGATCTCTTTATGTGGGACTGTTATGTCAGCCCTGACCTGAGTGATAGAGTTATCTGGCAGCAGGTAAGTCTTCAGATATGCACCGCCATATTTCAGCCGGTTTATTTTTCTTTGTTTTATCGCATATTTCAGTTCTTTTTCAAGTGTCTGTCCTATTTTGACAGTGCGGTGGGAGTCATACTTAGGTGGTTTGATGAACCAGGTCTTTTCAATCTTGTACATCTGGCCTTTGATTTTCAGTTCATGTTTGGAAAAATCCACATCTTCTTCCAGGTCTATAGCGAAGGTCTCACCGATTCGTGTCCCGACATTGTAAGGTACTACAAGGGAAAGGTGAAAATAACTGGTTTCTGGAAAACGTGCAAGGATCCTGTCAAATTCTTCTTTGGGGCAGATATATTCAGTATGAGCCTTTGCATCCACATCTATTGGCATCTTACCGACTTTTACCGGAATGCAGGGATTAGACTGAATATAATTCAGCGGCAGTATGGCGTAATTCATGGCACCTTGCAGACAAGTCAGAGTATTTTTTATCATACTTTTGGACAGACCCTTTAGCTTCATGTCATTGATCCATTCCTGAACCTTATCAGGAGCATACTGAAAACTGCTTAATTTGTAGATACCAAAAGCAGGTTTTAAATGCAGCCTGATCTTTGATTCATAATCACGATAGGTATTATAAGTGTACCCATGGTCAATATTTTTCTTTATTACAGTTTCCAGCCAATAGTCCAGGTAATCAGCAACACTGATCTCTTTGGGTGAGAATGATCTGCCGGTATTGTTGTATTCAGCAATAGCAGCTGCCCTTGCATCTAATGCTTCTTTCTGGGTGCGGAATCCACCCTTTTCAATCTTATTTCGTTCGCCATTAATCTTGGCAGTGTCAAAATAGTAAGACCAGGTCTTACCTCTTTTTCTTACACCTTCAGCCATAGTTTCATCATCCTTTCTAAAAATGGGTATAAAAATAACAGCCAAACATTTGTGTGGCTTGTTTGACTGTCCCCATTATGGTAGAATGATTATTGGACTATAATACATCCATCCCATAACGGGAACAGAGGACCGTCTTGATGCGTCAACATCAGGGCGGTTTTCTATATTAAAATCAATTTGTAACTAATGTAACCGATTGTAACTGGTTTTGTAACTCATTTATCCCTTGATTTTACTGGATGTAACTAATGTAACTAATTTTGAGAATGTTCTTATTATAAATATTTTTATTATAAAAAAAATAAATTAAAAATATAAAAGTAAGTAAATAATAAAAATATATAATATATAAGGGAAAATGAGTTACACAGTTACAAAAACGCCCCGAAGCCTTGTATTTACTGGACTTCTGGCAGTTTCGGAACAGTTACAAATGAGTTACAATGAGTTACAAAATTGGTTACAAACTAATGATTTTTCAATAAATGAGAGGAAAACCATTGGAATCTTTGAATGTTTTGGTAAAAAGTAACTTGAATAAGTCAAGGACAGCACCGATTACGAAACCACCCATAGTGATAGTATAAATGATTCCAAGTTTAATCTTCCCAACATAAAATTGATAAATACCGCCACAAAAGCCAAAAGCAATACCAATGTAGGAAATAGAGTCATTGGCGGTGGACATACCAATGTACATAAAAATAATAAAACCTAAAATTGGGATTACATTCAGTAAGATACAAGTCTTTCTCTTTTTTGGACTGCATACGGTATTTAACCCTTTTAGTCCTTCTTTGATACCAGCACCAAGTTCTTTACCGTATTTCTGCGTATTCTTGGTATATCCGCAGTGAGGGCAAGCTGATGCAGTATCTGAATATTCTTTTCCACACTCAGGACATTTAATCAACGCCATTTCAATTCACTCCTTCACTCCTTTTTCCATAATTTACCACTTGACAATAACAAACAGATGTTCGATAATGTATTTATCGCTACTGTTTCGGGTCGTGTGGTTCACGAAGGGGATGGATGTATTGGACTATAAAAGAAAAATAATGGAAATGCTTGATATGATGGACGAAAGGTGTTTACGCCTTGTCTATGTACATATCAAAGCACTTCTGGGGCTGAGATAATCAGCCCCTTTTCTTTTGGATAGAATCCAAAAAGTCTTCCAATACTTTCCATCCATTTTCATCTAGTGCCGCTAGTCCTGAAATCAAACGCCTTTTAAAAGAATCTTCTTCACCATGTAAAAGGTCTCCAATAAATTCTTCAATCTGTTCGTCTCTGGACATTTCCATGAACATATCACCCTCACCAGTTCTTAACCAGTTTTCGTTGACGTTAAATTCCCGGCAGATAAGAGAAATTACCGCAGCACTCGGTACATTTGTATCAGTTTCATACTTGGCTATAGTATTTCGTTTACTGCCGATTCTGTCAGCAAATTCTTGTTGAGTTAAGTCTAAAGTTTTTCTTAACTTCTTCAATCTTTCATTCAATCTATTCACCTCTTTTCCTATTTGTATTGTACATCATTGCAGATTAAAAATCAATATAAAATGTGATTTAAGCAACAAAAAGTGAAAATATCACAAAAATACTATTGACATAAGGGATTAAAGGACATATAATTGTGACATAAGCAACAAAGACAAACAGCAAGAAAGAGAGGAAAAGAGATATGAAGTTTAATGATATTTTAATGGCAATCGACAATAACACAATGATTAGAGTAACAATGGAAATGTACGGCATGAAGTTCAGCACAGATCACTATGCAGAATACTTTTTGGGTTGTGATGAAGCAGATGAACTTTTAGACAAAAGAGTTATTGATATGGGAGTGGTTGAAAATAATGTGCTTGAAATTGTTTTAGAAAATAAATAGCCGAAACGGTCAGAAATGACCGTCCACCGGAAATGACCGCCCGGTGCTGATGATGGCAGGTCACATAAGTCAATAAGGAAAGCAGGAAAGATTGGGTGAAGCGAGAGGACACAGTACCTTGTTGACTTACATTGTCCAAGCGAAGCAAGACTATAAAATCACGAAATGGGGTGAGAAGTAATGAAGTTATCCAAAGAATTATCCGACAAAATCAAATATGATCTTCCGGCGGAAGTCGTAGAAATGAGATTTGAGTTATTTGACTGGTTAAAAGAAAAAGGTCTTTCAGTACGGCAGGCCGTTGATTTGCTCGCTATGACAAGAGGAGAGATAATCGAAGCCCGCCGTAAAGAAATGGATGATATGAAACTTTAACCTACTTCATCAAGTTCATGCTCGAAGTTGTCTAAAGCAAAGCGGTATGCCTTAGCAAAATGGTACATTTCTTTAGAATCACAGGATAATGGGTTGTAATCAATAGCATCTTTGTGTTCTTCCTGATAAGCCCGTAATTTTACCTGAGCATAAGCAACCGCTATTTCATGTAACTGTTGTTCATTCATGTTAAACACCTCCCTTCATAGGGAGTATATCACAGAAAGGAAGTGAAAAGTTATGTCAGAAAAAGAAAAGAAGATTATCCGTGACCTTGCAGACAAGCTGCCTACAATGACCGAACGTGAGAGAGGTTATCTGGAAGGAACTATTGCAACAGCTGCGGCAATGAGTAAGAAAGGAGAAAAAAATGCAGCAGATGCAGATACAGGGAACAGAGATACAGATTAAAGAGTATCAGGGTAAAAGAGTTGTCACACTCAAAGATGTTGATGCAGTACATCAGAGGAAACCCGGTACTGCATCAAGGAACTTCCGTGAAAACAGGATGCACTTCATAGATGGGGTTGATTTTTATAAGATTAACCAGCCCGACGAAATTCGTCGGCTTGGTATTTCAAGACCGCAGGGCGGTACAGCAAATGAAGTTACCCTTATCACAGAAACAGGTTATCTGATGCTGGTGAAGTCCTTCACAGATGATCTGGCTTGGAAAGTCCAGAGGGAACTGGTTGACAGTTATTTCAGGGCAAGGGCAGAGCCAGACGAACAGTGTATGCAGGAGATCATTGAAAGTGGTGTACCTACAGTGATTGTTGCGACTGATAAATTAATCAGGTGTGCTGAGATCATGGCAGGGTGCCTTGACAGTAACAGACCGTATGTGTTGAACATCCTGAAAAATATCGTTCCAAACATTGACAATGAAGAGGAACCAAAGGTCACAGATAAATTTGAGATCACAGCAAAGACTGATGAACCAAAAAGAAAACCGTCTGATTTTTTACCAAAGTCAGTACCCATTGATACCACCAAGATGTTGTTGGAAATGAGTGAGCAGAACATGGACTTGCCTACATTGGCAAGAAAAGCGGCTGTCAGTGTGGCTGCAATAATGAGCTGGATCAAGGGAAGTCACAAGCCTATGGAACAGAGCAGAAAGAACATCTGCGCAGCACTTGGTAAAGATGAAAACTTCCTGACACCGAAACGTAAGCGAAATGTCAGGGAATAAAAACGCCCCACAGGAAGTACCAGTTCCCATGGGACAGTAACAAAAAATTATTTCAGCTACATAGTAGCAGAAAGTGAGCAGGATTGCAATGAAAAAGATTCTTTCAGCGTGGATTGAACAGTTCATTGAGTTTGATTCTGAAATGGAATTTGCGGTATTTGAACAGAAATTAAAGGACAGCAAGAAAGGTTACCGCATCATTCAGGCTCAGAAATGCTCAGATGGAAAATATAAGATCCATATTATGAGACAGTATAACAACAATAGTTTCCCGGAAGGCGGTGAGGTCAAATGAAATTTGCTGAGAAATTAAAAAAGGCAATGCAGGAACTGAACCTGAACCAGCGGCAGGTGGTAACAATGACCGGGAAAAGTAAAGGTTCAGTGAGCCAGTATCTGTCAGGTAAACAGATCCCGTCAGAAGATGTCCAGAGTGCCATTGCTACGTCACTTGGTCTGGCTTCTGATTACTTCACCGGCATGGATCAGGAACTTCAGGTTATGCCGCAGCTTGAAATTAGGGATGGCGTTATCCCGAGACTTGATGTGACGAAGGCGGCGAAACTGATGGGTATGAACCATAACACGGTCAGAAAAGGTTTACAGCAGGGTGTTTTTCCCTGGGGGTATGCAGTACATACCTCTGACAATAGATGGTCCTATTTTATCAATGCAAAGAGATTTGCAGAAGTTGAGGGGATTGCCTTATGAACAAAATGAGAGAGTATGAAAGAGGTCGTGAAGACGGTCTTGATCTTGCCAGAAGAATTGTAAAGGAAGGTGGACTTGAAGCATTAGAGAGAGAATGTAAATTTCGTGGTGTGACCGGAATACATACTTCTCTGGCAGCTAAGGATTTGGATAAAGCATCACAGAAAATCAAGGAAATGACAATTGATACATTCACTATCTTATGTATTGCTGCCGTTCATGACGAATTTGGTTTCGGTGAGAAACGTTGCAGACGTTTGATTGCCAAGATGGAAGAAGGTGCTGAGTATCTCATGGATGATCTGGCAACCTGGGATGATTACATTAAAGAAATCAAAGAGCAGTTGAATATTGATCTGAGGATCAGATGGAATAATTAAAGGAGAAAAATGACAATGAGCGAACC